ATTATTGTTCCTCCTGTCCGAAAAATCTATTATAAACTAGTCCTACAACTTCTTCTGCAGCTGTCTTTGCAGGAGTATTTGCTTCTGCTGCCATTACTGCTTCTGCTGCTACTTGAGGTTCTGCACCTCTAGCTGTGGCGCCTGCAATCATTCCTGCTGGTCCGGCAATATAGCCGTTAGGTCCAGCCATGCGGCCACCATTAGTCAGTTGTTGAATTAGTGAATTAATAGTATTGTTTGTGTTTGTTTGCTCAGGGCCTAGCTCTCTGCTAAGCTGCAACGCTGGATTTTCCGGAACAGCCTGAGGATCAGGTGTTGGACCAACTGCGCCGACTGCTTCTTTTTGCAATTCAGCGATTTTCTCAAATGCGAGGTTGATACGATCATCAATAACTTTTACAAAATCATCTAGATCCAAACTGGCAGTCTTAACTTCAACAGGTTCGACTGGATCAGGTTTTGGTTCTACAGGTTTTGGGTCTTCAGGTTTTAGGCCTTCAGCAAGTTTATCAACATCCGTAGGTTCAACTTCCAATTGTGCTAAATAATCTTTTAAGGTGTTGCTCATATTTCCCTTCCTTTTAGCTTCCGTTTTGGTTTACAAATTTCATACACTCTATTATAACCCAGAAATTTTGTTTGTCAAGTGATATTTTGAAAAAACTGATCAACTAGTGAAGAATTTTGTCCAACTATGTCATTTAACAATTCTTGAAGAGATAATCCCTTCTTCTCGATCATGTAGGATGTGAATCGTTTCGTCGGTAATTGTATGCCCATTGGTTCTACTGTTGGGTCAACTGGGCTTAGATAAGACCCTGGTGCATCAGTATTGTAAGTTAACGCTGCTGCTTCTTTACTAAATAGTGCATTACGTGGATAAAGAAGTTTCATAAGCTCTGCGTTTTTCACTAAGGAACCATGATCAATATGAGCAGTATTAAACTCTTTGATATACCACTGGTATAGGCCACCCAACTTATTAAGTTCAGGTATAGTGTAAATTTCTTTTTCAGGGCTTGCTGTTTTAGCCATCTTCATAATACGTACTACTATTGTAGGTTTGGAGTGTATAGCCTCAGGGTGTCTTGACAGTATTTTATTTGCTACATCCATACTAAAACTTTTGGGAAGTGCTAGTGTAATTGGCCCATCAGTATTAGGAAAAATAATCCCTTCCCTATTTAGATACTTAGCAAGGTCTTTTTTGTGTGCGTTATAGAGTACAATGTTTTGAAAGTCTGTCTTGGTAGGCATAACTCGCATTCCCAACATAGTTCTAAGTATTGTTTCTAAACTGGCGGTCTTATTTAATGTGTCTATTAAATCTTCAGACATATCACTTTGACTGGCACGTATTAAAGCCTCTCTTGGTGTATGTCCTACTGCTACTACTTGTGCAGGTAATTTTTTCGTGATTGTCGCTTGTTTTTCGCCTAGATAATTAGCCACCTTCTTCATAGTAAATGCTGTACGATCGGCATTAATTCTAACCACACTAATATCAAAGAACTTGTTTATTCTTACATTATCTGCATAAGACTTTTTACCAGTCCTTGGATCAATACCGTTAATGTTAGGTCGTTTTAAGTGATTACAGTAATTTGCTGTAGTCTTAGCTTTATTACCACATATACTACAAACATCGTAAGGGACTTTAACACCCATTGACCAGGGCAGGTACTCATCATCATCGAGTCTAGCTGCAAGGTCAGGCGCAAGTCTCCTGTCAATTGTAACAACCAATTCCACACGATGCATATCAGTATTGTAATATGAAAATAACACATTACCGTAAGATGGACTTGTGGGTTTATTGTTGTGATGCTTATATACTTTAGCATCTGTTACAAAAGTTCCATGAGCACGCTTCAGTTCACTTTCTGGAAAATAATCACCATTACGATTACTGGAGTAATATTCTCCAGCACCCATAGCATTGATTACTAAGTAGATAAGATAAGGATTGGGTTTTAGGTTAGTAAGAAATTCCTGAACAGGTCCAGCAACTTCAGCCACCTTTTCCATAATCCCCGGATAGAATTGTGTAACATTAGGTAGACCTGAATATGGGTCTACCTGCTCTATTGGAATGTATTTTTCGTACATTAATTATTTATCAAAAAAAGGTTTAAAGTCATAAACATTACCATCATCAGTGGACTTGAATCCTGAGCCACTCAATATTGAGCTTGCTATCGGACCGCGACCAGTGCCTGGTCTTGAGCCATCAAGTTGTTTTTGTGTTTTGGCTAATGTTTCATAAGTTGCTATTGGTATTCCAGCGTCATGCATAGCTAAAGCGTGTTTAATATACGATGCGGCCGCTAAATCATTAGAAGCAACATCTGGCGCAAAGTGTCTTAACTGTTCATAGTAAAGAATAACTTTGTCCCTATCAAATTGTCCTAACGCAGGTTGAAGACTTATAATATTATCAATTTTTTTACTAAGTCCCAGAGTAGCTTTCACATCGCCGATCATATCTTTAGCAGATTCTAAAGCCTTATCAGTTTGTGATGTGGCTACACCTATCGCACCAAGACCTAATGATAGTGGTAAGACATTTTCTTTAAAGTGTGTGAATGCGCCCGATGGTGTTGATCTTCGAGCTTTATCCATAGCCTTGTATATGCCCACCCCTGAGTCAGTAAGTTTTTTTATCTGATCAAACGCAGTTTGGACAGTTTTTGCATCAATTGCCATTTATATTACCCCCTTGGGTTATGTGTTTTGGGTAGTCCTTTCATAGGACTCATTTTAATTGCTTGTACTTGTTTACCTTTTTCATAACCAAGCTTATGTGAGGCTATCGCCCCCGCACTAACCACACCAGCCCCAACCAAAAACTTCCATAAGGCTTCTTCAGTTTTTGCTGCATAGCTAGCTGTCTTTTCGTTTCTTGATCCATATTCATAGATCTTAGTAGTATCAGGACCAGTATCGTAACTCTTTGTGTATTCAACGCCTAAGTCAACCGCTTTCTTCAGCATGCCAAAAAATGGGTGTTTATCATTAGTTTTTATCCAACGTAAACTATCATCTCCTGCAAGTTTTTCATTTGGTAAATCTTGAAGTATATATTTACACATTTTTGCTTCTCTACCATTTCCATCGTCATAGGTGTTACCTATAAACTGCTCTGCGGATCTAATTTTATTATAACCACTGCCTGGCACCTGTTCATAAAGATCTTTAAACTCTGCAACCTTTTCATCAAACCTATTCGACAAACCATTCATCTTATCTTCGAACTGAACTTGTAGTCCCTGGGCTTCAAACAACATCTTGTTTTTTTCGCCATCAGTAGGTTCTTCCAATCCAGCGGTTTTATGCGACACACCCCTCAATGTACCACGAGTATTAAAACTGGTGTGTTCTTTTGGGGATAGTGCGTAGTCGTCTAATGAACCCTCTTTGGCAAATTGTACTGTATTGAGTGTACTACGCGTCTTAGCTATTTCTTTAGCATCAGCTACGGGAAACTCAATATACTTATCATCACCATCAGCTGAGGCGAACTTCTGTAAATAAACTTGATTGTTAGCTTCCTCTACCACCCTATTTACTTGGTCTCGATTAAGCTGATTGTCCTCGGCAATCTTTACAATTGAATCGTTCATTGGGGTTCCTTTTTCTAAGTGCTTTGTGCACACTTGTCTACCCCACATCTCAAAGTCAAGCTGTGAAAATTTTTTCATTTCTTAGGCTCCAAATTTAATAAATATAAGTGCTTTCGAAAGCACCACCTATTCTTGCTGCCATTAATCCAAATATTATCGCATGAATCGTATCATCCGGTTCATCGTTAATATAGGCCATTCTATTATGCATCTCATCATAGTCAACTGTTATAGCTAACATATCATCTACATGCGGTTTCTCTATAGACTCAAACTTAGGAAATACTATTTGCTTACGTTTGACTCTATTAAAAAACTCACCCATTTCAGCGTTTCTATTGGTAACATAAAACTGCCCTTTGGCATTCCATTGTGGGTGTTTTTGTTTGAGGGTAGCGCTGTGTTGAAATTCAAATAATTTCTCTTTACCTACACGTCTGCGTAGTTCAGCATTACTTGCCTCACCCATACCACGGTCACCGCCAATTAAGGAGACTTTCCAATGATTAGCTATCTTTGGTATCTCATCGTGAAGATACTCGAAATTAGCCTCAGCACCCACAAACCTTTTCATATATAGTATTCTAGGCACAAAGTACTCATCAATAGCCATCACTGCTACAACCGTGTAAGAGTTATTACTATTTGCTGGACCCCAGTCAATACCCATATAGGTTCGTCTAGGAGGCCCATACCATTGACCATTAAGATACTCATCTTTACAACACGCTTTAATTTCAGCCTCAGTAAGAGTAGCAACGCCATCGTCATACTCTAACCCAAGAACTTCATTAAAGAATACTGCTCTACCTTCATTCTCATACTTATGGAGAATATCCTGACCACGGTGCATTAGCAAACTGTAACTGGCTTACTCGGAAGCCCTCATTACTATTAGCCATTTTTCGTGCGTCGGGGTTTGTAGCGACCCATTGTCCGATTCTAGGATCGAGCATCTTGTCGCAGTACTTACACACTAGCCCTTTATGGCTAATGTTAAACTCAGTTAAGATATTGTACTTATCACAATGTTGGCACTTTACAGCCCATTCATTCTGAGTTGAGTTTCTCCAATACTTAGCAAGTGTACCCTGGCGCCGCTTCGGCGTACCAACAACCCACTCCCATTTGTACTTGGATGTGAACATAGACTGGCGTACAATTTCCATAACATCTGGTAACAAGTCCTGAGCCTCATCCCAACATATTGCATCAATAGACATACCACGCAGCCTGTCGGGACTTAATAGGGCATAACGTAAATAAATGTTAGCACGATTAACTAATGTCTTATTGAACACATTGTTTCTAAGTGCACGATTATAATAGTGCTTCTTAATAAATGGACTCTCTTCGATAACAGGACCAATCCTGTCATAGGAGAAAACCTTAGTCTGATCTACAGAAGGACTTACGTACAACGAGCGAAAACCTCCTGGATAATGTCCTGGGGTAGTTGGGTCTCTTGGAAGAGTACAACTGTTAGCCAGAATAATATTTGCTTCCAAAGTTGACTTACTTACTTGGCGAGCTGTCTTCAACGTAATAACTCTATTAGGGTTAAGATCGTAAATTGGCCGCATAAACGCATAATCATCCAAACTGAATGGCATACCATTCAAGTGAAAGAACGACTCCGCAAATTGACTCCGTAGAATAGTGCTAACAGGTGCAGCTTTTTTATTTATCATTTTTGTCCATCGCTTTTTGTAGATCCTCTAAAGAAGGGGCAGACCCAACAACATTACCTGTCATCTCTTTTAAGTCAGGTATCTCAACCTCAATCTCATCCTTTGTCTTGATAATCTCAGCAGTATTAACAGTTTTAAGTTGAATCCTAAAGTCATCACCAAACGTGGCCTTATGGTCATCAGGTTCAACTTCTTTAATCTTATCAATAGCTTTAAGCATCAAGTTTCCCCACTTAATAGCTGCTTCTGGGTTAGTGTCCCTTTGTTCTTCAAGGTGATAGAAGCAATCACGCGTAACTGTCTCTAGCATATCAGCAAAGCTTTTAGTAGGCGCAAGTCCAAGTTTCCAAACTATAAAATCTGGATCCCTGGTCAAGCCGAGTGTAAAAAGTCTTTTAAGGTCTCTGTTTAATTCATTTTCCATATACTCGCGTCTTGTTTGATAAGTCCATTCGAACGGATCAAAAAAGTATTTGAAAAATATCATGTATACTTCAGTATCATACCCATCACCGTATTTGGCATTTGAGTATAATTCAATTTCTTCTTCATTAATCTGAGCAAAAGCCATCGCTTTGAGGCTTCGTCTGATTTGTGGTGTTTGGTATGCTTTAAAGGCATCTTCAAAACAATTCACCGGTGCAGACTCATGTGTAAAGTATCTTTTATCAAATAGATATGCATACATGTCTCTTGCACCAGATTTATCAATCGCGTCTGGGTCAGACTTATCTGACGTTTTAAAATGCTCCGGGAATGCCCTACTAATTCTACCAAAGATAACATTAAAATGATCTGTGGTAATAGTAGGAAACCCATGTTCTTTTAAGAAAGCATTAAGTTCTGCTTGTGTGCTCTTACCCAGCATAAGTGCATTAACAAGTCGCTTGTGTGGTAATAAGTCTACTGCGTGTAATTTAGCCATTTTTAGTTTTACTCTTAATGTTTTTAAACGTTTTAGTACCCATCACTGGATCCATTTCCCTTGCTGGGCTACGCATACTGCCAAGTGCTGCTGAGGTTGTAGTACGTTTTGTCCACACTCCGCCGCTGGGTTTATTTATAGTTACAGACTTTCCACTACGTAACGTCTTTGTCGCCGTAGAATCCCCTTGTGCGGATACTTGTGTCTTAAATAAAGAACCTATGGCCGCATTAGACCCACGCCTTACTTCCTCACCACCTGTTTTCATAAACCTATATGATGGTTGTAATGTGATGGGTTGTTTACGTGGTGGAATTAAAAACCCTGCTGCCATACCTGCCGCGGCGCCCTTTGACGGGTCCTGATCCATAATA